GTTTTGACATTGCGTAGGATTATCATTGTATCAGCGTTAGCAGTGCTGTACACGGCTTCGATGTTGCCAAACCCATTATATTCAAATGGATTTACGGAAAGTGAACCGGACTTCTGCGACTTAACAATGATGTTACCGGAGGTGGTGGACTGCGACACGGTCAAGGTGTCTTTGGTTTGTGCGCTCAATCCGAGTACGGAGAGCAACAGGATTGTGAGTGTGAGTAGTTGTTTCATTTTGATTTATGTTGTTTTACAAAGTTACGAATTATACCAGTTTTCCCAAACTTGTGCTTCTTCCTCGGTGGCTTCTGGCGAGCCTTCCGGAATTAAACAGCCTTGATTATCACCGGATATTTCACAATCGGACGGGCTGTAAATACCGTACATTCCCTCAACGATTAATTCCAGTGCTTTGATTGTCCGCTCACCTTGTGGCGTGTCAATCCGATAAAAGTGTCCTAATTGTATCATTGTCTTAGTGCGTAAACTCTAATTATTGTTCCAACTCCATACCCATTTACAACGCTTGGATGTGCGAACTGGATGCTGGTAAGATTGGTTGAAGTGTCTCGCCAATTAAAGCCAAATAAACTTTCCGAACTTACCCCGGTTTGATTGACGCCAGTCCGGTGATTTTGACCCATTCCGGTTCTATTCTTACCTGTAACGGCATCAATGGTAAGGAATAACTGGCTGATTGAGTTAGTACCTGTATTAGACCCAAGGCTCATAAATGACTGAGCATCTCCATTCGCTGTTGCCGTTGAGCCTGCCTGTGCTGTACGCCAATCATAAACGCTTAGGCTGATGTTATTAAAACGCATAATAATTGCGTCCTGATTTCCCGGAGAAACAATAGTTGCAGATATTTGATACATCTGGTCTAAATTGCCATTAAGCCCTGTTATACTTACCGATGTTTGCGCACCGATTAAGTATGTTATAGTCGGGTCTGGATTTGATGGCAAAGCCGATACGATTCTAATTTCCTGAATTAGTTTAATCGCCCGTACCGATGCGGTATTGAGCCGATTCACATACGGAACGAAACTATCTACATTGCTTACAAATACATTATTCACCTTAAATGGGTAGTTATTGAATACCCAATCGTCCACCTGTGTAGCACCGTTGTATATTGCCACTCTGGTTGGTTGCAAAACGCCTGTGAACTTACTGGCACTGATTAAACTCAACGGAATTGACTTAACCGTACCCTTGTAGGTTATGGTCGCATTGTTTGCAATCGTGCCAATATACACGGTGTCCTGTGCGTTTGCCGATATTGTGGCAATTAGCATTGAAAAAAGAATTACGATTAATTCTGACTTACTTAGTTTCATTTTTATCCGGAAAAATTTTCTTCAAACCTTTGACTACAAAAAAACCTATCGTAGCACCAACAGCAGGTGCGACGACAATGCGAAATATTACGCTGTCGATATTGAACAAATGGCTTGCAATATACGCCAATACCGACGATACTACGCCCCATACGCTTTCAGTTGTGTTGTGATTACCGTCACTCATTATCCTCTGGTGAAATAAATACTGGAATGGCTTTATGACGGCAATTATAGCCCCCACGATATGTGCAAAAGGTTGTACTGGATGTTGCTGGATTCATACCTGACCCAGACCGAAACGCCCAATTAATTTCTTTGTTCAATTCACCGATTGGAATACCGTTCGGATATTTAGTTACCCACCGAACGCATTGCGGACGACTATCGGAAATGAGTGAGCCAATATACCGGATGAAGTTCGGTTTGTATTCCTGCCGGAAACGGTCGTAAATCATTCCATCGTACTGCATCACTCCATCCTGCGCCCATACATTTGCGTAACGGGTCATTCGGTTCATTTTATCGCTTCCGGATTTTTCCAGAAAGTCACGCAAATACTTTTTCGTCTCGGTCATTTTTGCACCGGAAAAAACATTGCGATTGATAGCGTCACGAATCGGCTGGCGTATTTCAGTTGTCAATCCTGCACCAGTCATATTTTGCACGATTGCTTCGGTCTGGATTAGTCTTAACTGCGATACGCCCAAGCGGTCAAAATCAACAGCCAGACCGTTATTATAGGACGATATTACTTCGCCTGTCAATGATTCAATTTCGGGCAGACTGCGAATGATATCGGAAACAGCAGACGGATATGTACTGCTATTTATCGCCTTGGCAATTTCGGCTTCCAGAGCGGTCAATAGTTTGGCGTTTTCCGGGCTGTTAGTTACAAAAGAACCATCGGATAACTGGAACGATTCGAGGTACTTCTCAATGCGTTTAATCAGTATCGTTGTGGCATTGTCCGCACCAGTACGGGCTTTTACGACAAGCGAATCAACCAATTCGTCCAGTTTATCCTCCGGCTTCATTATATCTCTTCGGGAATAACGATTGCAGTGGCCGGAGGTGGTACGATAGCATTGAACTCGGCTTCCATTTCGGCCAGCAATTCCGTTTCCTCTTTATCCTTCATCCAGTCCTCATTCCGTTCGTTCAAACGCTCGATGATATGGTAAGCGTATGCGTGCTTCTGAACCGCTCTGGTATCAATAGCCCCCATTCGTTGCATTGATTCAATATCGGCCATGCTTTGACCGTATAACGGGTCAAACTGAACCATTAACTCGATAACCTCATACGCATCGGCTGTACCTGAATAACGCTTCTTCATCAGGTCTTTTTGTGCTTTGACCTTAACTGGAATAGGCGCATCGGCCTCGTTCAACTGCTTCAATTCCTCAATAATCATAGCCTCGTCACGAATGGCGAATGATTGAGGCTTTACGATTGATGGCTTCTCTGGATTGATTATGTTCCGTAATTGAATCAACAGCCACAAATGGTTATACATGATATGGTCGAACATGTGGTTAGACATAGCCATAATCATTGCATATTTACCCTCACGGTCAACTCGTTTAGCCTCACCGGATTGTGATGAATCATTGAACATCTGATACAACTCCTGCTCGGCCTTTTTGATGAGAATCTCCCAAGATTCCATCATATTCTTCAAGCCTTCAACCGGAGGCGAAACATACGAAACTGGGTCATCTATCAGCGTCTGGTTATCCAGCGTAGTTGTATCTGGTACTTTGACCTGATAGATTCCGAACGGACTGCGAATAGCCAAGCCAGTTCCATTACAAGTGCGACAGGCGTGCTGTGAATCGTTGCCATCTGAATCCGTACCCCATACCATACCGCCTACGCAACCAGACGCTGTGCATGGCATTTGCTTCTCAACCCGGATAGGATTGGAAGTCATTACCCTACTGCCTTGCCAGTCGGAAAAGGTCGTGATGGCTTCATCTCCGTACTCACGAAATCCGGCAAAGAACGAATCGAAGTAATCAACTACCTCGGCCATTTGCAGATTATTCGGGGCGAATAGGCCATTCATTGAGTTATAGACCGACCACGACCCGTATGTGCCAGTATTAAATAGGGCTTTGCTGGTTTTATAGTCGTACCGCCCCATATCACTAACCCGAATACCACCGTTCAGCACGATTGGCAAAACGCCTAAATTATGCTTGTATATTTCGAGTGTATCAAAGGTCGTTTCATTGTCTGGCAACTCACGCTCGTAGTGCTTGTAGTACGCTTCTTTCGTGATTGTATAATACACCCTGCCAGCGTTACCAGAATCGAGCGTGAATCGTTCTTCTGGGCAGTAAAATGTAATTCGTTCGTCATCCAAGTGAATGATAGTGAACGAATAAATTATGTATGCTTTGGGTTCTAATTTTACTTCCGGATTATATGTACCTTCTCCGGCTGGCAACCATGTGAGATAGCCATTAGGGTCATCAATGATTCGGTCTGATGCGATTTTGAAAATGAAATCAACATAATTGAACCCTGTGCCGTACCCCTTATTTTGACCGAATATAGGGCGTTCAATATATTCCTCGGTTTCTTCGTCAACTTCAATGCTGAATTTGGACGCATTTATCGGATGAAATATCTCGTTCTTTGCCCGTGTAATTGCGCCTTTGGTGATTGCCCGGAAGTTTGCAAGTCGATATGCACGCACCTCCTGCATTTCGTTTGGGCGTGACTGCATCATTAACCGCATAGGGTTGTAACCCTTAGTGTGTACGGTCATATCGCAGAACACCTGCGCCCATCTAAACCAGCCATCGGGACGGCTATCTACATTGATGTAGAAGCCGTACCCGGTGTTGATTGGTTCGTTGTTTTTAGGCATAAACCGGATTAAACCGTACCTAAGTCAAATACATACTGATTGCCCATGGTCAATCCCTGAAACATCACCTGCACCTTCATGTAGCGTGCATCGGTGTTTGTGTTCGGGATGACCACATTCATTTTCAAAGTGAAGTTTGGAACTTGCCACATCCGGCCATCGCAAGTACCGAAATACAAGTTATACTTGTTTGGGTCGGCCTGAATGGCGTTGTAAAAGTTCTCCTTATCGAATACCAACGGAGTGCCTGATTCGGTGAAGTCGTAATCTTCAAGGTTGAGCGTCCAGACACGACCTAACAGCGTTTCAGGGTCGCACGACCCGATACGCTTCATAGTGTCGCTGGGGTCAACGAACTCACCCAGAAGCCCTTTAATTACACGGGCATCATTACCAGTTACCGCAGCCTGCCAAACAGACAAATCGGTTGGAGTGGCAGCGATTGTGGTATTGTCGCAGGCAACGATAGCCAGATATGGAATACCACCTTGTTTTTTGTTTTTTCCGCAGGAAGCGGGCAAGGCTGGAACGGAAACGGTACAGCCGGAGCAGGATAGAGGCATAGTTATTTGTTTGTTTGAATTGTGGACGAATGAACTGCCCGAACTATGGCCTAAGCCTACCCTCTGGGAGAGGTTGCAACAAAGTTAAAAATAAAAAATGAATTGAACAAAAAAAATCAGCCCCGGAACACGAAAACCGAGGCTGACCACCATAACCCAATTACCAATGAAGT